AAGCCGCAAAGATATTACATCAAGCATATACTCGTGGAACTGCTGTACATCTATTAATTGAAAAGTACTTAAAGAATGAGGATTGTCTAGATGAGTTTCTTCCAGATATCCAAGGTTCTTTCTTTGATGTTAAACCATTCTTTGATAATAGAATAGGAACTATATACGGTCAAGAGATGGCACTATACTCTGACCATTTAGAAGTTGCTGGTCGAGTAGACTGTATTGCAGAATTCGACGGTAAAGTAAGTATCATTGACTTCAAGACTTCTAGAAAACCAAAGAAAAGAGAGTGGGTAGAGTCTTACTTTATGCAAGAGTGTTTTTATGCGATTGCATTTGAGGAAAGAACAAAGATACCTGTTACTCAATTAGTAACTATAATTGCAGTAGATAACTCTGTACCCGAACTCTATATTGAACATAGAGATGATTGGGTACAACCCCTTAAACAAGTAATTAATGAATATAACGATAGCACGACTTAGGTCTTTCGTTAAATATAATGGCCCACTAGAAACCGTTCTCGATAGTTTCTTTGAGAACTATGTTAGGTTTCAGAGAGATAATCCCCAACACAATTATCGAACATATAATGTTTCCTTTGACGGCCAACAACCCAAACGAATACCTGAGAATATAGAGTGGGCAGATGTCATTGTAATCCCTAGTGATAGTGAATTTAGATATCACGGTGAACTACAAATGAATCCCAAAGACCTTGCTAAATCACAATCGCACATAGAAAGGATTGCACCTTTCTTTAAGGGTAAAGATGTTATTATGTGGCGTTCTGATAGAGGTGATACGGAAGAACTATATCGTAGTTTTTTACCAGACATCAAATCCTTCCAAACAATAGATGAGGTAGATTTCTCTGGTAACATACACGGAATGAAGTATCACTTCATACAGACATTAAAGAATCCGTTATCTGCAATTATAGGAAATGAAAAGACAACAGATTTTGCATATTGGGGTAGAATGAAACACGGTAATGATAGAGAGAAAACTATTCGTAAAATCTATCGTTCTAAACTATCAACAATAATGATTGGTGGATTCCCTAGTGGTATTGAAAGACAGTCTAAGTGGATTAAAGATTGGAAGATTCTATATCCTATGTTAGAGAAAGCAAGATGCACATTATGTTTCAACTGGATAGACCAAACTGCAACAACCTCTAGATATCCCGAAGCGTTATCTATTGGTATGATACCTTTTGTATGGAGAGATTATGACAGTAACAACACATACAACATTGAGGACTACCAACGAGTAGAAACCCATGATGAATTTATTAGAAAGGCATTAGCATTGAGAGATGATGATACCTTTGAAAGACTTAAACAACGATACAGGAATAACTACTCAAAGGTCTTATTGTCGGAAGATGAATATTATAATGAATTTTCTTCCAGAATGAGCTTGACTTTGGGTTAGGAATCAGGTATAATAGAGACTTGAAACAATTAAATACAACTGACGCTCTTTACGCAGCCAATATATTCTCTGACTTCTATAATAACTTTGATAGGATAGACGAGTATCTAAAGGAAATGAAGTTAGAGAGTGTAGGACAAATTCCCACATCTCTGCCTGGAATGGGTTTAGAAGATGATATGTTTACCGACTTCTCTGTTCACCCTAGTGAAATGGAGTTCTCTGTATCGGTTACTGACAACTATACATTTGATACCATGTTAGATATGACTGCAACTAATGTCATAGAGAAATCTATTCCGGGAAAACGATTAAAGTGGTTAGTGAAAGAAACGAATTCAAATAAAGTCGTTGGATTTATTAGATTTGGTTCACCAGTAATTAATAGTAAACCACGTAATGAATTCTTAGGTGATGTTCCACCATTAGAAGCATTTAACAGACATACTATAATGGGATTCAATATAGTACCAACACAACCATTTGGATTTAACTATCTTGGTGGGAAGTTACTTGCAATGATATGTGTTTCACATCTTGCACGAAGAACATTAAACGATAAGTATGATTCTAAGATATGTATGTTTGAAACCACATCACTATATGGTTCAAGTAAGTCTGCAAGTATGTATGACGGAATGAAACCATATCTAAGATTTAGAGGATTAACTGAGTCTAATTTCATTCCCTCTATTCATGGCCCGAAGTACTTAAAACTAAAGGAATGGTTCGTTCAGAAGAATGATGGTGAAGAATTGGTACCACCTGATGCTTCCTCACGAAAATTAAAGACACAACAAGTAATGATTTCCACTATTAAGAAGTCATTAAATGGTACGGACTTAGAGAACTTCAATAAGTCCTTGCAACATTCTCTCGATTTAACCGAGAAGAAAAGGTTCTTCAATAGTGATTATGGTTATGAGAATGTTCCCGGAATTATAATGAGAGGTGAAACTCCTAGACGGAAACCCAACTTCGATAACTATGAATTCGATAATGTCATTAAGTGGTGGAAGAAGAAGGCATCTAAACGATATGAGAATTTACAGAATGACGGTAGACTCAGAACAGAACAAGAAGTGTGGCACTTGAAAGACGATATTGACATAATAAGATGAGCTCAGCTATACTTAAGTTGAATATTAGGCGCTGTGCTTTAGAGAAAAAAGGCTTGACTTTTGATTGATTTCTGGTATACTATAGGTATGGAATCAAGAAAAAAGGAGTTAAAAATGAAAAAAGTGTTAATAAAGGCAGAGGTGTTTCTTTGTATGAAACCCTCAGAAGAAGTATTCTGGTCTGAGTACCTAAGTGAGAAACCAGGTGTTTCTTGTAAAAGTACCCATCTCAAGGAAATACCTATGGCATTGTATAAGACTGCAATGAAGATATTTCCAAGTCGTGAAAGACGAATAAGGTTTAAATCGGAAGGCAAATCGGTTTGTAAAAAATTTGCTGAAACTTTCTCAATATCATATTGGCCAAGTTTCTATCTGTATTTAGGTCATGGTTTCCTTCACAAACCAGTTTTAGAAATGAGTTCATCAGAGTTCGCTGCTGCTGAAGTTAGTTGGGAAATCACAAGAGAAGCCCTCGAATTGGCAAGTAAAAAAAGAAAGACTATACTTGCTGGTGGTAAGTGGGAATGTGAGTGGAAATAATTATATTATGAAAGGAGAAAATATGAAATTGAAATCGTTAAAATTAAATTATGAAGTTGGAGTTCGCCCTCGATATGCAGATTGTTCGCACGTTGATAGTTTGGTAGTTCCAGCGTTTACTGTTGAAGATGCAATTCACCGTGCTGAAAAACTACTTAAGTCTGGTGTTCATGTGCCTGAATTGGGTGAAAAGGTTGAATATATCGTTAAAGATGTAATCGCCCCAGGTGATGAGATATATGGAATTGATGAGAAATGTTCTTGTGGCAGACCGTCTGCTTCAGTTGGGTGTTCTTATTTGATACCCGCTTCGCCTTCAAGTCCACTAATGAATTGGGTTGCGCCTGCAGAAATGGGGGTTCACTAATGTACACAATCTACGCTGATTACAACAAAGAAGATATATCTCTATTAGAGAAATATCGTAGTCCTAGTTCACACGAAAGTATGTTCAAGGGAATACCTATGGAGTTGTATGAAAAGGTAACTCGATTGTTACCTATGAAAGACCGACGAATTCGATTTCGTGGTAAGAGTAAAGCTGGTTATGTACGACCAGTAATGTATGTTCATAAAGATTTTGCTGATACGTTTGCAATATATTATGACAATGAAACAGTTTTAAAATTAGGGAGGCCATAATGGTTAGTGATGTAGAAGTTTTTGAGTTCTTGACTGAGGTTCGAAATAGTGGGAAACATAATATGTTCGGTGTTGCCCCTATGTTGGTTGAGAAGTTTGGTTTTGAATTACCTGATGCTCGTCATATGTTGTTGAAATATATGGACAGAAAGGCTTGGGATAAAATAGAAAATGCAGAAGCCGAACGTGCTGCTAAGATAGATAAACTCTTAGTGGAACTAGATGAGCATTTTTCAGTTGTGGAAAATAAGGTCGATAAGTTCCTCAACGGTAGAACTGATTTTTCTCCGGAAATCGAGGGGGAAGAATTGAAATGATATTAAGTAATGGATTGAAAATCTCGAAAGAGGGATTCCGTTCAATTGACCCAGCGACAGGCAAAGTTGATGTGGCAATTTGGACAAAGGGAAGAACTAACCCCAAGACAGGTAAATTTGTAAAACCTGTATTGATTGAGGAAGATTCTTTGGTGTCATTCAATGATATGCCTAAAGATGCATATCTGTTTATGAGTGAAAAAGATTTAAAAATAATAGATAAATATAAGAATATGAAATAGAATATATGGAAGAAATTAGAGATAAAGTAATATTAACTGACGTAGACGGCGTACTGTTTGACTGGCAATTTCACTTCTACCAACATTGTAGAAAAGAATTAGGACTAGAACGATTGACTTCGGAATATGACGTTTCGAATTCACTTGGTTTGGGTTCAAGAAAAAAGGGTTCTTTGATAGTGAGAAACTTCAACAAGAGTGAAGCAATGAAATCACTATCACCATTTAAAGACGCTATCAAGTATGTTCGAAAACTACACGAAGAACACGGATACATTTTCCATGTTATCACTTCGCAGACTCACGACAATCTTGCGAAAGAGTATCGCAAGCAAAACTTAATAAATACATTTGGGAATGTGTTTGAAGGATTTACTATACTCAACACAGGACAAGATAAAGATAAGGAACTTTCCAAGTGGGAAGGAACTGAATGTTGGTGGATTGATGATAAAGAAGCCAACATCAAAATGGGAAACCAATTTGGTCTGAGAGGATTGCTAATGGCACACGAACACAATATGGATTGTTTTGATGAAGAACGTGTTAAGAGTTGGAAAGAGATTTACGACATAATCACGGGGGAAAAATGAACGGTCAAGTAATAATGCCAATTTGGATATATTGCCTTGCGTGGGGAATTATCGGTTGGTCAATGGTGGTCGCTTATAATAGAGGTCGTGCTAAAGGTTATAAACAAATTCAAGATGATGTCCTTGAGATAATCCAAAAGATTTCCGAAGAAGATGTCAATCGTTGGAATAGAGAAAGAGAAAAAGATGATTATTTAGAAAAGAATATCGATTGGTTGGAGGACAATGATGAGAGGTAAGTTAGTTAAAGGTTTCGTTGGAGTCCGGAAAAAGACCAGCATAGGACATAGATGGATTAAAACGTCGTCCATGAATAAAAATAAAAGACGTTCTTACAAAAAATATAGAGGACAAGGCAAATGAGTAATGTTATAACTGCACCAAATAGAGATACACATCTTCGTACTAAAAACCGATTTTATCAATGTGGTTGGTTAGATGCTGAACGTGGTGATAAGGAACAAGTTATCACACCCACTACAGCACACGAGTCTGACTACAAAGCAGGTTACTACGAAAGTATGTCAAATTTATTTACTCTAGAAGGACAAAGCCAGAATGAAGAAGATATAAATAATAGTGATTAGTTAAGTTAAGGGCTGAGATGCACACAAACGAACAAATCAAGACAAAATTCAAAGCAGTTAAGAAAACTTTAAAAGCTGCCCATCTTCGTGCCACGTGGTTTCAGGACTACACAAACGCACACACTATAACAAATGCCTTGCAAATGGTAGAACAATTAGAAAATGAATTCGATATTAAATTTGACCCGCCATGTGGAATGAGTCACAAATGAGTTTCTATCTACAAGTACCCGACCTAGTTGAATACTGTAGAACTGAACTTAAAATCCCCGACACAACTCTAATCTCAATTGAGTATGAAGACCTGTCTGACGAAGGTGTCAAAGGGTGGGCGATAGACTCAGCAGAGGACGGTGAGTATGATATCGAAATTGACCGTAACCTCGGACAAGAAGAAACACTAATGACAGTATGTCATGAAATGGTACACGTATCACAGATGTACCACGGAAAAGAAATTGATGAAGAAGAAGCAGTAGAGAAAGAGAAAATACTTCTAGACGGCTTCAATCAATTTCAAGCTTATCAATATGAACTTAATGTTTAATAAGAGAAGGAATAAACCAATGACCAATAGAAAATTAATGAGTGAATACTACAAGCCAGATGGTGGTGTCGCTAAGATATATCAAGTAGTAAATAATTTGGACGAAAGAGATGCGTACTATAGTATCGTATATAAAGATAAAGACGGTGTTAGAATCGGTACGGAAGATTTCCCCTATAAGTCAATTCACTATGTGGAAGATGCTGCTGAGAATTGGACGCTAGGTATTAAACAGTTGTTACATTCGTGAATAATTCAGGACTTTATATTACACCAGACGGTAAAGGGAAGGCACTAGTTACTGAGTTTTCTAATTTTAAGAAGTATAAATATAGTAAACCAGAACTGTGTTGGACAGTAGACTGGCCTAATAAACAAGGACTAAGAGGTATATATGGCAACAGACGTATTTGATTTTGGATTCACTCTCGTAGATGAGGGTGAGTTAGAAGTCACACAAAAACTAGAATCCAGTGATAAGGAATCGGCAGAGTTGGGTGCGAAAGCAACTGCAACTCAAGAGAAGGTTGATGATTTATTTAACGCAATCACACCTTTACTTAATAACCTTAAAGCGAATCCGGAAAAAGAATATATTCTTTGGCCGAACCGTGTAGAAAAGGTTGAACAATTTGAAACACATTTACAGACAATTTATAATAGATAAACTTGACTAATTGAGGTAAACATAGTATAATGGCTGGTATGAGTAAATATAGTGGTATGACACGCAATCAAAAACTGAGATTGCAAGCAAAAGAAAGACGAATGGAATCTATTAGTAGGGATACAAAAGTACCCTCATCAGTAGATGCCTTTTCCCCCGAGATGCGTTTAGATACTGATGCTGAGATAACCGAAGCATGGGAAGAATCTGGCGTCCTTAATAATGTTAGAAATACATTGGAGATTGATAATGGCGATTGGTAAAAAGAAACGCAAACCTATGACTGCAGAACAAAGAGTGGCTGCTGGTAAAAGACTGGCACTTGCTCGTGCAAAAAAGAAACCCGCTCAATATAAAAGTGTTCACCCTAAAGTGAGAGCATTAGATGATGATAATGACTTTTCTATTGTTAGTATTAAACGATACATTAAAGCAACTACCGAGAAGATTTCTAATCTTAAGAAGGCAGTACGACTTAATGAGAAAGGTGCAATCGCCAAGTTGGCATCTGCACAAGCATATAAACGACATTGTGAACAATATCTAAAAGACGGTATATGGTCTTTAGACTTCATTGGTGAGAATGAAGAATTGAGAGTGGTATGGGGTACTCTTGCACCAGCGTATGACGAGAACGGAATACAGAAGGTGCAAAATGCCAGAACTTGATATTAACAAACAGAGTTTCTCTAAACTGATTGAGGACTATATTCTCATTCACAAAGATGTTGACTATATTGATGCAATACTAATCGTATGCGAGAAACACGAAGTAGACCCAAGAGATTGTAAACGACTATTGAATAAGAGTATTGTTGAAAAGATTGAGGTCGAAGCAATGAATTTAAATATGATACAGGGGGGTAATCCCTCGTATACCTTACCGATATAAACTTGACTATGTACCCGCTTTAGTGTATAATATACGGTATGATGAAAGGATTTGAAGCATTTCAATACGCAACAGCAGTTAATTTACATTTCAATAGTGCAGAGTATGATGCGTTTAAATATCACTTCAAAACTAAGGTAACACAAGAATCATATTGGAAACGAAATGACAAATACCAACTAACTAAGATTGGTAATCGTTTCAAGACCAAGGACGAAATCATCAAGTACTTTGCTGCTCACCAAGTAGCAGGTAATAAGTGGGTTGGTGATATGTTAAGAGATGAGAAAACCTATACGGACTTTCTCAAACGAATGGAAAGTTTATCCTATATAGTAAAGGACGAACTAAGAGAACTTACAGATACTAATTTTAACGACTTATTGACGGCACATGATGGGGAATATCCTATCATTATAAATAAGTATCTGGAAGGAACGGTTTCATTAGAAACTGTTTGTATATTGAATCGCATCACGGGTTTTATTGAGTGGGCGAAACAATTGGTATCGGAAACAATACTGTTTCCTGATATTGCCGACAAGGTGATTAAGTATCAACAATTCCTTGAGTACGACGAAAAGAGAATGAGGAATCTGGTACATAACCTTTTTAAATAATGATACAACTATAATACAAATAATATACAGGAGTAATATATGAGTTTTGCAGACTTAAAAGCAAAAGCGATGAAACTTGATTCGCTAGTAGGAGCCGCCGAACAAGACGGTGGTAAGAAAGAAAGTTATGCTCAAGACGAGCGTAAGTGGAAACCAACAAGGGATAAATCGGGAAATGGTTATGCTGTTATTCGATTCTTACCTGCCAAAGAAGGTGATGATTTACCTTGGGCAAAGTATTGGGACCACTTTTTCAAAGGGCCAACTGGTCAATGGTATGTTGAGAAATCACTAACTACTATTGGTAAGGACGACCCAGTATCAGAGATGAATACCAAACTCTGGAATTCTGGAATAGAATCAGACAAGCAAATCGCAAGAGACAGAAAACGTCGATTGCATTATGTGTCTAATATCTATGTTGTGAACGACCCAGCAAATCCAGAAAACGAAGGTAAGGTTTTCCTATACGAGTATGGGAAGAAAATCTTTGATAAAATTATGGATTCTATGCGACCTCAGTTCCAAGATGAAACACCTGTCAATCCATTTGACTTGTGGAAAGGTGCGAATTTTAAAATTAAAATTGCAAAGGTAGAGGGTTATGTAAACTATGACCGTTCTTCTTTTGATGCCCCAACACCTTTGGCTGAAGATTCTCAATTAGAAGCAATCTACAATCAGGAATACTCATTGAAAGAGTTTACTGACGAAACTACATTCAAACCATACGACGAACTTAAACTTAAGTTGACTCGTGTATTGGGTGAAGCGGGTGCAGTAACTTCTTCAGCAGAGTCTATGGAGTTAGAGGATTCGGTTACTACAACGACACCTACTCCAGAGATTAAGAAACCACCTGTTGATGACACTATGAGTTATTTCGAGAAGTTAGCAGCCGAAGCTTAATCTTTATTGATTTTAAAGAACCCCCTTAATTGGGGGTTTTTATTTGTTCATTCCTACTGCAGAACCAGTAAGGATTGCACCAAAAGCTATATGAAACAGACCGCCACCCAACAAAGTGAATGGCTGATGCTGGCCTGTTAATTTTTTCATAAGTTCCATCTGAACCATTGGTTCGCTAGTTGCGTTAATGATTGCCATAAACTCACTAATGTCTGGTCTGTTGAGCCCCCACCAGATTGGACAGAAAATGAAATCGTAAAAGCATATTAACAGATATAGAGACAAGGCGGCCCACCGCCAAGTCATTGTACTTCTTTCTACATCAGTTAACATTTACTGTAAAACCCTTTCATATACAGTCGTCTTTACACATTGTGGCATCTACACCCCAAAACATTGCTGCTACGAGAACGACTAGTCCTAGTCCTATCCATACCCATTTGTTCATGTTTGTCTCCTATTCTATGTTATTTTTTCTCCATTTCTGAAACTCATTAGACCACTTTACATGTTCTTCTAACGTAATTTCATGAACGGATTTCCCTTTGTAATACTGTAACCACTCATCATACGTCCAACTCATCTTTAATTTCTCCATTATTAATTACCTGCGCCACCTGCTACACCACC